CCTGGTTCTAGTAAAAGATAGATTTGGAATAAGAAAATAGAATCTGTTGGTATCGGTAACCAATTGGGGTTAGGACCTTCAGGATTGTAACATCCGGTAGCATCATTAGCATATACGGTTAGGTCCGGCCAAGTGAAATCTAAAATTTCTAAATCACAAGTAGAACAAAATTGATCCCCATCAGGGTTTAAACACGTATCATCTGTGATTACAACATCATAAATTTGAACTTGGTCAAATAAACATCCATCAAGAAAAAGACTAAAATCATAATTACCAGGGGGCCAGGCATTAGTAGCATTCCAAAAAGGCCACGCAGCGGGGTTATCATATAAAGGAATATCTAATACTGGTGTAGTAATAGTTATGGTTTCGCCTGGCTGTAAGGCAGGATTGAGGTCAAAAGTCCAAACAGGTGTTGCCGCTCCTCCAACAAATCCAAATCCTAAATGGAAGTTTCCACTAGAATAAGGAGTTATTCCATTATTAACAATATCAAAAGTAAAAGATACACCAGGATTATAATCAGTATAAGATTGGGTTCCATCAACCACCACTACATCACACTGGCCCCACCCTACTATACTAAACAAAATGAATAAAAGGGATAGGATTTGTTTCATTAATTATTTGTTTTAAGTTGTGGTTATAAATATAAAAGGGGACGCGATCCCGCGTCCCCTTCTTTTTTCTATATTGTTTTATTTACACTCCTCTTTCAGTATCATAAGCTATGATGTGATCTCGACCAGTCATGTTATATCCACGCTCAGCTACCATTTCAAATACTTTAGGATACATTTCAATCAATGTTTCACGAGTATCTCCAGCAGGCATTACAAATGTCTTATCTTTAGGAATGTTCATCTTAACCCTAAAATCTTCGATTTCCTGTAGATTAGCTTCAGTTCCATCCCATACTGGTTTGTAATGGTAGTCGGAATGAAAGGCAATCATTTTCTGGATTGCTTCATAATGGAGTCTAAACTTTTCATGCTGCGTGACAAATTTTTCATCAACCACTTTACCACCGGGTGTAGTAATACCGACACGAGGTACAGAATTAGAAAACTTAGGACTAAGAGATACAAGACCAATTGGGAAGTCAGTTTCCACAAAGTGGGAACCTTCTGTTTCAATCGTAATAAGAATACCTCGTTCATTGGCAAAATGAGTTAATTCGTTTACTAATGCTGGGTGCATTGTGGGTGAACCTCCTGTTAACATCATTTCCTTAACTTGAGGATTCTTGTCATAAATATCAATTATGTCATTGAATGTGAATGTACCTTTTTCAGGGTGAATGCTCGTATACCAACTATCGCACCACCCACCTTCACCAAACCAACAACGGTGAGTACATCCTGTAGTTCTAATAGCAATAGTGGGGCGTCCAAAGCGAGAACCCTCACTTTGAACACACCTATATACTTCTAGTACTGGAAGTACTTTATTGTAATCTTCAATTCGCTTAAGCATAAATAGCACTATTTTTTCCGTGTTCCATAAACTCTACTTTTACAACTTGAACCCTATTATCAGTTTCGTCTTGAACAAAATGATTGAGTTTGGTGTAAATATATTCAGCAAACTTTTCAGCACCCGTAGCAGGTATAACTCGAAGTTGAATTACCCCAGCTTCATCCATTCGTTTAAATGATTCAAGGAATGGGTCATCTTCAGCTACAATCATAGTATGATCAAACATATAATCCATCCATGCTTTAGGATTCATACCATCAATAGTACCTTTAGCTCGTTTCATACCACCAAAGTCCCAAACCCAATTTTTTTCATCGAGTTCACCTTTGAACCATACTTTAAAACTTACTCCATACCCATGAAGAAATCTACAGTGGGTACCTTCTGCTTTCCATTGACGAAACACACAACTAAATCCGTCAAATATTTTTGTTGAAATAAAACCCATTATGCTTCTTCTAAAATTCGTTCGACATGTTTCTGTACAATTTCCCAAGAAACGGGACCTGTTTCATCAGCATAAGACACAGGATCTGGTCTGCCGAGTTTGATGAATGCTTCCACTCGTTCCACTGAAGATGCTGATTTATAATCAGAATACCAAGTGCCATCAATATTGATGGGCTTATAGCTAGTATTTGTAAGACTGTATACAGTATCAAAATCGAGTCCCAATTTTTCACAACAACCCAACCCATCCCTGAGGATATCATACTTATTAGAATCAAGATAAGGGGTAGCATAGCTAACTCTATCAGCATCCCAATTGCCAGTAATGAAGGCTTGATAGTCAACGTCTCGGAATTCTTGTCTACAGTCAGGGTAAATAGCGTGATCACCTGCGTGAATACCCATCGCGATATGAACTTCTGTATCTTTTTCATTTGCGGTTGAAAGTGCTACTGCTTGAATAATTGATGAGAAGATTTTGTTTCGGTTAGGAACTACTGTTTCCTTCATATTTTCTTGCTCATAGTGGCCTTCAGGTACTTCATCACCACCTTCTACAAGGGCACTATTAAGCATAGGTGCTAAACCATCGAGTTTAATTACTCCATATTTTACTTTAGAGTATCTTTCCTCAAAACCACCTGGGGCATGGTCGTGGTGGAATATCCTGTTAAGATTATTATTAAGATAATCAACTAATGATTGGGCTCGTTCAAGTTCTACTCTGTGTTTCTGCCCGTAATCAAAAGACAGTGCTGTCACTTCATAGCCATTGGCGAGTAGATGAAGCAACAATGTGGAGCTGTCCATACCTCCACTTAGTGACAATACTGCTTGTTTTTTCATTTTATATTATTAATTAATTTAAAAGTGTCTGTGTTCCATTCTATCAAGTTATAAACATCGGAATTAAATTCCTTATCTATAACCTGATCAATTTTGGTTGTAGGTTTTTTATTTAATCCCCAATGCTCATAAGGTGTTCCATCAAATGCTGCCATAATAGGATTAGAAGTATCAATTGTTTTGATTTGTTTAATATCTTTATAATATAAGAACTCTTGTGGGAGAGAACAACCTAAGAGATGAATTTCATCCATTTCTCCAATAAGTCCCATATCAATCATTTGGCTAATTACTAATTGACGTCCCAATGCTTTACCAATATCTTTATTAGGATGAGGGAATATATTGTTGTAATAATTGGCACCATATGAGAACGCAATCTTCGTGTAACCCAACCATTTATACGTTTGATAACACTTTACTACATCACTAAACGATTTACCTTGTACAACCGCTACCTTTTTTACACCTTCTGGGAGTTCGATAAAGCTCCATTCTTTGGCTTGTCTCATGGAAGTAATAGCATCCTCCCAAGCATCAGGTACTATAAATTCGTTTGGTTTAATTTCTTCAATAATAGAAATCATTCTTCCCTTTGAGTAAGGTACACCTAACTCATGGAGAGAATTGTCCATTACAATATATCTATCATCTTTATGTTTCTGGAAGAACTCCTTATATTCCCCATGCTGGTCGTACAAGTGGGGGAGGAGGTAATCATAGTGGTTAAAATCTAAACTGCTTTCCAGATAAGCAATTGGTACTTCATGTGATATTTTCATTAAAACGGGGAGTTTGGATCATCAACTTTAATTTTAGGTGGTCGACCTCTACGAGGCATGTTAACAGGACGATTATAGGTGCCGTAACGCTGTTCACAATAATTATAAAACTCTTCGAGTGTTCCTCCAACCTCAACTACATCATTTTCATAATCATCTTTGGTCATACGAAAAGTTTGAAGGAAATCTTTGCGAAGTTGTTCAAGATTTTCACGTTCATACTTTTCATGGTCATCACGCAAACGGCGTCGGCGATTTCGATCCATAACAGTTTCAGTTACCCATTCACGGCGGTCAGGAAATTTGATTGCCTTTTGTTCGATTTCCCAATCACAGTAATAAATCTGCCAACGATAAGGACTATCATCATAATCACCATTTTTGATTTTATTAATCAAAGGTGAGTATTTGTGGAGTGGTTTGCCCTTTCGGGCCCACCTACGCCACCAGAAAAATTGATTGTAATTCAACTTTTGAAGTTTAGATAACTTCTTTTCGATTGTTTCAATAGGGAATTGAGCCATACCCTAAAGATACGAACAAATTTTCAAAATCCCAAATTATCTCGCACCTCCGTCATATGACACGGCAAGTCCTTCATTCAAAAGTAATTCATTTAGGTTTATAGTATTATGAATATTCACTTCTACTTTAATTTCACCTAAACATCTTCCGTATTTGTCTACCCCTTTAGAGTATAATTTAAATTTACCTTCAGTTAAAGCTAGTACTTCTTCTACTCTAGCTTTTGCTTTTAATCCTTTTTCCTTTTCAATTAAATCTTTAGTTCTGGATTCGTAAGCGTCTATTCCGTTAAATCTTATTCTAACGTGTTTCCAAGTGCTAAACCCTAAATCTACCATAGCATCTATGGTGTCTCCGTCAACTACTCTATCGAGTTTAGCATTATAACAGTATAAAAACATTATTTGTTTTGGTATTTTTTACTAGGGTAGAAAAATTTGTAATGAAAGTAAGAAGCCCAAGTAAAAATTAAAGCTAATCCTATATTTAATACTACTTCACTCCAGGGAGGAGATGATAAGGTTAAAACATTAAATAAAGAACCTGCTATAAAAGCACTAAGCCCAGTTTTTAAAGTCCAATGGTGTAATGCTTTCCACTTATGAACAATACTAGATTTATGAGCAAATAAAGCTAAAAAAAATAAAGTACCAGAAGCACAAAGTATTATATTACAAATTAAGTTAATTATTATTAGAGTCATTTTCTTTTTTATTAAACCATTTGTGATAAAAATATTCTACTACTTTTAAACCTCCAAATCCAATTACAAAAGCCATTCCAAAATGAAGGGATTCATTATCAGAACCCATGGCATCAATTACTATTGGGGTAAGGTAATCTTTAAGGTTCAAATCCTTTTGTTGTCCTACTAGTAATAAACTTCCAAAAAAGCCAGATACTGCTAACCCAACATTAATCCCTATTCCTAATAAAAAATCTTTCATTGATTAATTTAATTCGTAAACTTTAGTAAGTTTTTTATTAGTAAAAATTAAAGAATCTAAATATTCTATTTGAGAGTAAGTTTCATCTAACTCTGATTGGAGGATACTGTTTTTTTCTAATAACACATTATAAGATAATATATATCTTTGAATTATTTCTTCAGTGTTTTCTACTTGATGTTGAGTTGATTCTAATTTTTCTAAAGTAGCTTCAAGTTGGATACTTTTATCTTTAATAATACTATCCTTAACAGTTAATTTTCTTTGTAATTCAGCAATTAATTCTTCTTCTTGAGAGACAGTATTTGCTAAATCATGAATTTTTTTATTAAGAAGATTTTGTTCCTTTTCTTTTTTACTCATAACTTCATCAGCCATTTCTAAAGTAGATTCTATATTATCAAGAAGTGGGGAAGGAGAAATTATAACTACAGTATCAGAAACAGGTTCAATAGTAGTAGTAAGACTAGGGGGTGGTGAAGTTAAACCACAGCCCATCATAAATAAAAGAGGGATTAATCGTTGGTACCTAAACATTCTAGTAACTTTTCGTTAATTAATTCTAACTTTTCTTCATATCTTGTAAGAGTTTTTTCTAAAGATTCAATACGTTCTTTATGATCCTCTATTCTTTCTACACATGAACTTTCAATTGCGTTCAATTGTGATTCATGAGCATCTACTAAACTCATATATAAATAAGTCATTCCCCCTACTGCCAAAACTGCTATCACTGCTATTGGATGCTTTATAAAATTTTCAAGAGTTATTTCTGGTAGAGCCATATTGTAAAAAATTATTAGGGGCCTAACCAGTATTTTATATAACTGATTAGACCCCTAAATTTTGGTTAAAAGATATATTACGCTTCGGGAGCGTCTGCTTCCGCTTTGTTTTTGTCAATTACAGACCAGACACCGCCAATGATAGTCATAGCAGCACCAAACAATTCAGCAAACATAGCATCATCAATGATACCTTGTGTTACTAAGACACCACCAGCAAATGTCAAGGCGTGTCTAATAATTCCTAATGTTTTTTCTTTCATAATAATAAAAATTTTATTGGTTTGTTATACATATTACACTTTTCTTATCCGTCGCAAGAGACACATTCCGCTGTTCTAGAGCCCAAATCGCCTTTTATAACGCTGTCTGTGCGAAGATAATAGAGTGTTTTAATTCCTAATTTCCAAGCTTCCATATGACATTGATTAATCCACTTAGGTGAGTCAGTTGGATCAAATGAAAGGTTTAAAGATTGTGTTTGGTCAATATATTTTTGTCTAATAGCTGCTTGTCTAACTAATTCAAGTTGATTTACCTCACTAAAAGTTAAATATACTTCCTTTTCATCAGGTGATAAAATATCATCTGATAGATTTTGTACTGAGCCATTATCTGCTAAGATTTGATCCCAAACTTTATCTGTGTTGTATCCTTTCCCCTCTAACAAACATTCTAATTCTTTATTTTTTACAATAAAGGTTCCTTTGGCACCATTAAAGGTATAAATGTTAGCTGGGATTGGTTCAATACCTGCTGAACAATTGTTCAATCTAGAATTTGATACAGTAGGAGCAATAGCAAGCAAATGAGTATTCCTCATGCCTGTTCCTTTACACCAAGTAGGTTCACCATATTCTCTAGCTAATTCTCTAGAAGTTGCTTCAGCTTTACTTCTAATATCACTAAAAATAGTATGAGTCCAAGCAGTAGATGAAATAGAATTAAATGGTAATCCTTTTTGTTGGAGGAATGAGTGCCAACCCATTACACCTAAACCTAATGCTCTACCTTTTTTAGCATGTCTCCAAGTACGGATGAGTGATTCTTTCCCAGCACTCTTATCAATAAATTCCTGCATTACACCATCTAGAAAACGAATTGCGATTTCTACTACATCTGTATCTTTCCACTCATCATATTTAGCTAAGTTGAGGGAGGACAAACAGCAAATAAATGAATGTTCCTCGTCTGTGTGAAGTGTAATTTCAGTACAAATATTAGTCATACTTACATCAAGGTTATTCATAGCATATGCTAACGGATTGTTTTTGTTAACATTGTCTTTGAACATGATGTATGGTTCACCTGTTTCTACACGTGTCTTAAGTATTTCTAACCACAGAGACATTGTTTCACTATCCCTATCATGAAGTCGTCTCATGAATGCATCATCAACAACTACACACTGGTGTAAGTTAAGGCATTGTCTGTTTGGGTCACCTTTTGGTCTACGAATTTGCATAAATTCATTAATATCAAGGTGATTGATATCCAAGTTTACAGAAGCTGCCCCTCGTCTAACTGAGCCTTGGTTGGTAGCAATGATTGCTGAATCATAGATTTTACACCAAGGTACTACACCTTCACTTTTACCATTGCCTGTAATAGTTGTACCTCTAGGTCTAATTCTTGAAACACTAATTCCTACACCACCACCAAGTGCTGTAAGTTTCATAAGTTCAGCGTTAGTTAATCCAATTCCCCTAATGCTATCAGGTGTATCAATACCAAAACAAGAGATAGGCAAACCCCTATCGGTCCCAGTATTAGATAAAACGGGGGAAGCGAGCCCAATCCAACCATTCCAAATATATTTGAAGAACTTACTTTCCAAATCAGGTCTATTAATTCGCTCTGAAATTGATTTGGCGACTCGTCTATATGCTTTTTTGGGTGTTTCATCTGGGAGTAAATATCCTTTAGAAATGGTAGCTACTCCTACTTCATCCATCCATTCAGGGTAATCTTTACCTTTTACCCATTGGGTAGTATCTGCGACTAAATTTCCGTCCATTGTTTAAAATATTGATTCATCCCAGGACATGTTGCCCTTAGAATAGTTAGTTACTCGGTTTGCGAAGAAGTCTGTGTGTTGTTTTCCTGCTGAGAGTGAATCGAACCATTTCATTCTTTTAAGAGCATTTGGGTCAATCCCATCTACAATTGAACCGTATCCCAAATCACCCAATTTGGTATTTACTCTATTTTTAATAAAATGAATCAAATCATCTTTAGAACATCCTTCAAGATCTCCAAGTTCATAAACTTTATTAATAAAATCAAGTTCAAGTTGGAGAGAAAGCAATGCTGCTTCGTTTATTGCGGCTTCGAGCTCTTTAGTCTTGAGCTCAGGGTTTTCGTTGATAAGTGTTCTAAATAACCAGCATCCTGCATCGGAGTGCATTGATTCGTCTCTAATAGACCATTCAACAATTTGACCAATTCCCTTAAGCTTGTTTCGCATTTTAAAAGATAGTAATATGGCGAAAGATGAGAAAAGGTTAACCCCTTCTGTGAAAGCAGAGAAAATAGCGAGTGACTTAGCGATTTCATGCCAATCTTTTTCACCATTAAAACTATCCCTAACAGACATAAGGTTTTCAATCTTAGCCATTGTAGTTTCGTCTTCGAGAAACTCTGAAAAGTCGTCAAGTCCAAGTGTTTCATTTAATAGTGAGTAGGCCTCCGCGTGTATAGTTTCAAAGGCGCCAAATGTGGTCGCCATCATAATTATTTCAGGCTTTCGGAACCATTTAGTTACTAAACCACTCCAATAATCATTTACAATGGTTTCTGTTTGAGCAAACCCTTTAAGGATAGAACCCACAATGTTTTTTTCAGTTTCACTTAAATTTTGTTTCCAATCATTTAAGTCAGACATCATAGGTACTTCAGTGTGTAACCAATGTGCCTGTTGCTGTTTCAACCAATAATCATATGCTTCAGGGTATTCGAAAGGTTTATAGACAATTCGTTCCTGTAATAATTTGCTTTTTGCCATTTATTTTTGTTTAAGAATTCAACTGAAAAAAT